AGCTTCATCTAATATGTTAGAGTTGTCATTTACGGTATCGCCCCACGTTCCAGACTGTTCACCCGTTGCTGGTTTTTCAATACCGAGGTTTACTGTATATGTACTGGGCATCTTTAATTCCTCACGCTGCTATGTTTGTCCAATTGGGGTCTTGGTCTGGGACAATACGGTTATAAACCAGTACTGGCCCCGCAACACCCGTTGCGGAAACTCCTGTTACATTAATGATAGCGTTTCCTACAACCGTAACGCTACCTGCTTCAATTGTGGCGGAAACTCCTGTAACTGGGAAGTCGTTTGCCGTCTCTGCTACTGCGGAACCAACATTACCTGTTCCCGCGACCCCTACGGCTACAACCGTAGAATTTACAAGAATTGTTACAGACCCAACACTGCCGCTAGCTTCTAACCCAGCAACGAAGGCATTCATTCCTGCAAGGGCAGTAGCCGCCCCTACCTGTCCTGCTGCTCCCGGAAGACCTTGGGTTTGTCCCCACGAACCTCCGCCCCAAGCCTGACTGGATGAGTTCCAACCTTTAAAGCTGACGTTAACATCACGAACATCAGCCATTACGCTATCCGAATAATCGCATTGCTTGCATCAGGTGTTGGGAATACTACCGTAAAGTTACCTGCGGTTGACGTTTTGTCACCCCCAAAATCCAAGACTACAACCGACGGATTAGTCAAAGCGATAGAGGTTGTATTCGGAGTGGTGTTATATATTAATGCGCCACGGGCCGTAACAGTAGAGTTTACCCACGTTGCGTTTCCGAAATCAAGCAGTGCAGTAGTTCCAGAAGAAGTTGGATCTACGGGGTTTAATGCTTCACCCCCAGCAGTGTAATTTGTTCCAGACGCTTCATTAGCCGTGGCATATGCCGTAGTGGCCGCATTTAAAGTCGCCGCGTTAGTAAATAGAGCTATCTTGAAGGTATCTCCAGAACTGGCATCGAAGTCGTGGGCACCATACAATAATTCTTTTTTAAAGCTGGTGCACATGAAGTTTCCTGAAAAGGCCATGGTCACAGTCTCCTTATAAGTTTAGCAAGCTCGGGTTGGCCTGCATCAGTTAAAGCGTTATACACGGTTGTTCTATCAGATTTAATAGCTTCACGCATGTAAAATTCTAGTGTTTTAATTAACTGCTCACGAAAAGCATGAGCTTGGGCCTTAATGACCGGGTTAGCGTCATCAGAAATAGCAATAACCTTATCAACACATTGGTTAGCGACTTCTTCTGGCGTAAAGCCTCTTCCGCTAGAAGTATGTACCTTCACTGCAAAAGTTGGTGCTGTTTCTATCTTTAATGCGGATGTGTTCATTGTCTAGGCCTTATTATAGGTCCCGTTTGATACTCATCCGTCACTTCTTTAGTCTCGCCAAGCACTTGCATTCTTGACATGGCTTCTAAAAATCTTTTTTCGTACATAGCCATCATATCAGGATCACCCTTCATATAAGTGTAAGCTTCAATAAGAGCGCCGTACAACAAAGCTATTTCAGCGTTTATACTAAGCCATGTTGTGCCCGTTGCGGCTCCTGCAGTTAAACTCGTAGGTCTGTAAAAATAGTGTATTTCAACATTATACGCCCCATTAGGCGTAGGTCCTAAAATAAAGTTGCTTACATCAAAGTTGGCGTAAAAACGGGGGTTTCCCGTACTAGTAGCGTCTGGATTAAACGTTTGTACAAAATCGGGGTCTTTAAACTGCAAAAACTGGTGATCTCCACCAGAATCAACAAAAGAAAGCGAGAAAGGCGCTAGGAAATCAAGAGGTACGGCTAAAAACCGATTCCCTAAAGTCATGGTTCCGCTTGCATTCTTTCTGAATAGGTTTAACTGTACACCTTTAAGTATTCTTTCTTCGGCTTGCCTTATAAAAAGAGGTAAGTTAGCCACAAAAGACGTTTCGTCATTCTCGGTGTAATCTTGAATAGCTTGTTTTAGCTGTGCGTAAGTAAAACTCATACGGTAACCGTCACTGTTCCAACTTGGCCAAACCCTTGTACGGGTCGTAGGTTAGGGGCAATAACTAGTGGCACCCCCACGTAAACATCTAAGGGTTCTACCCTTGCTGGGCGAGCGTTTCTAAGAGCCTGTGGGTCAGCAACACTTCGGAAGGGTCCTAGCTGGGGTTGTTTCGGCTCAAACTCGTCTGGACCGACCAAAAGACCGTTCCATTCCTTTCGCATCAATCGATAAGGATAACGAAACCCTGACCGATCAGACAGTGCCCACGCATTCTTACCAGACGCATACTTACTCATCAGCCTACCCTGTAGTAATCAAAGCTAGGTGCAACATTAAAGGAAGAACGGTCCCTATCTTCTGTAGCCGCCCTGTCAAATTCTTCTTCGTATACCGCTTTTAGCATTTGAACACGGTTAGGGGCTCGTTTTAAAGCTAAGTAGTATGCCAATCCTGCCGCTAAACACGGGTAAAAACGGAAAGGTAACTCCATTGTGTTAGTAAAGGTATCCGCATCGTCCATCCTAGTCAGGGCATTGTAGTAGATAACATCAGTATTGTTATCAGGTACAGGCCAAACTTTTAAGGAGGGTGCAACCTGTCTATCCAAGAAGAATTGGTTAACTCGACCTGTAGTAGCTTTATTCGGTATAGTTAAAAACCCATCACGGCTCAACCTAAGTAGAGCGTAATCAGTCCCATCCCTCAATACAACTACCGACAGCATATCAATTACGTCAGCAGGTACTGGGTACACACTGGTCCCAGCCACCATCGTAATAGTGCGCTGCTTTATGGTCCATTGGTTTAAGCCTCGGTTAGCCCAATCCGCAAGTAAAAGGTTTAAAGACCTCTTTGCAGATTTCATGTCGTAACCTGTCCTAACCTCTAGACCGCAACGCTCGAACGCTTCTTCAACGTATTCGGCTACGTCTAGTTCAAAATCCCTGCTTCCAGATGTAGCCATACTATTTACCTACGCTTTTTGTGTTCTTTTTTTAACGGGTTTAGCCGTTTTAGCCGACGCTATAAACGCTTTTTTTGTTGGAGCACCTTTTGCACCAACTTTGCGCATCTTCTCATTGGAACCTGCCGCAATCCGCTTTTTCTTAGCGTGAATATTGGCATAAAGACCTTTATTGGGCATGGGGTATACCTACTTCTTATTAGTGGCCATTCCGCCACCACGCATACGCTTAACAGGTTTCTTATTAGTTGCCATTCCACCGCCACGCATACGCTTAACAGGTTTCTTAGCTGCAGAACTAACTCTCTTTGGTTTCATCGCCATCTTTAAGCTTCCTATATAAAGTTTCTCTTAACTGATAAATATCATGGGCATCGTGGTCGGTGCCGTAAGTATCATAATATCCTTTTTTATTCAACTTGTCAGCCGCTTGTTGCAACTTAGATAATCGTTGAACAAATATCACAGCATAGGGTGTTTCTGCTGAAGTTATAAACTCCGCGTCTTGAACAAACTCGCTGGGATCATCGTCTGGGTGAAAACCCATTAACCAAATGTCTCGGTCGATAAACATACCGTCCGAAATAACTTGGTTTAATTGGTCTAAGTATTCGTGGAATTCATCTACATTTTTGGTATTACCCAAGTCAGCAATAAGCGCAATATCTTGCTTATCATCCCACTGGGAGATACAGGAGTATAATGTTTGATGATTGTTTTCGTGGATGAAAAGAATAGCCACCCTGTCAGACATCCATGCCTTTTTAGCATACGGACAGGGGGGAATATTATTGAAGTAAGGGCTGGGTTTCTCTAAAATTTCCGAGGACCAAAGCCTAATATCTTTTACGATTTCTGCTTCTAACGGGTCACTAAAGAAAGAGGCTTCCATAGCTACGACAAAAACTTATGCACCATAGGTGCTATAATGATCAATACGGCTAGACCCCAAATCTTAAGGTCCAAAGCTTTCATAGAAATCTTTTGCTCCCCTAATTTTTCTTCAATTCGGTTATAGCGTAAGCTACACTCAGCTTGGTGCTTTTCTAGCAAGGCTAAAACGTCTGTTACTTTCATAGCTTCCATAACTTTTTTTAATTAAAGAACACTGTGGCACTAGAGATGTTGGTTAGTACAGCGAAACATCCCGCTGGAAACAACATGCCTTCGTCGGGAATATAGACATTATCGTCAACATTATCAACAAAATTCATAGTTAACAAAGTAGTACCGTTAGCGTCACCATTTTTAAGAACAAGTGTCGGAGTTGTTCCACCCTTGTAATGGATTGCTTTAACCCTAGTTCGGCCCAAAAAGACAGACCCAGAACTTGTTAAATGTGTTGCTCTTACATCAGACGCCATGACGCGATCCTCTCTTAATTTTAAAAAACAGTAACGAACTTAATGTGCGTTACTGTAAATAAACTACTTAAAATTATACTGGTGGAGTTAGATCACTAGCCTGTTGATACAAAACGGTAACTCGAATTTCTCCGTTGGTGGTTGCACCCGTAGAAGTCCAAGTTAAACGAAGGTCCCTGTCGCCAGTATCTGCCCACGCTAAAGTTCCACCTGCTTCAGTAGTGGGGTACTTACGGCCTGCGCCAGAAGCTACAGTGATTGAAAAGGTGTTTAAGAAAGTGGCGTTGCCATTTGTTGCATCACCGACACTAAACACACAAGTTGCGCCTGCCATAACCCCTACCACGTCAATAACGATGTCAATGATTTGAGATTTAGCGGGTATAACAACAGAAGTATTATTTGCGGCAGAAGCGCCTGCATCCAGAAGTACAAAAGTAGTAAAAGATTGTGCCATTACAACTTGGCCAGTATTTTTTACATCGTTACCTACGGTAGTTCCAGTCGTGTTTTTGATAGTACCAGCTAAAAGTGGTCCTGAAAAAGTAGTCTGACCCATGATAAATTCCTTACATGCAAGTTAGGGAGAATCTGTCTGCATATCGTCAGTCGGGTACTGTCAGATTCACCGAAATATTTCCCGATAAGTGTGATTATAACATACCATTGACTTACATTTGTTGTCAATCTCAAGACAAAAAAAGAGGACCGAAGTCCCCTTTTTAATACAACACGTTACCGTGAGGTTACGCTGCGCCGGGAGTACCGTAAACACAACGCCAATCGGATACACCGAATGAGTAACGCTCACGCGCTTTAAAGCGCATGTTGCCAGTATCAAAATCTCCTTCCATCGCTGTTTTAATAGACGAGCGGTTGAAGTTCTTGAAGCCGTTAGGTGCATCAGTTTTGATGAAGAAAGCATCAGTGTCAGTGAGGAAGTGGTTAACCACCGCACCATCTGGAAGCATTCCCATCGCTTTAGAAGCGTTAATGTCGTTATCCGCAGTGCCAGAGCGCAAGTTCGAGTTAATAACTCGTTCTGCGATGAACTGAAGCTCTTTAGGTATAATAAGCTTCATGCCGCGAACTGCGATCTTTAGGCCACGTTCATCTGTCATACCAGCAACGTCAATCAACATCTGCTCCAACGAAGTCTCGTTGAGGTCGGCAGCAACTGCCAAGATGTTAGTTTGGTTACCAGAAAGAGACGGATGAGCCGCGGAACAAAGTGCTGCACCATCGCCAATCGCACTAACACCTGCCGTGAACGCATTGTTCAAGATCGCTGCTGCTTTGATTTGCTTAGTCTGGGCCATAGAGCGGGCCAGAGCTTTGGTGTAGCGCGATGCAAGACGATCATAAAGATTGTCTTCCACTGCTTCCTCAGTAATTGAGAATGCAAGCGCAATCGTTTCGTGGGTGTAACGAGCGGTGTAAGTTTCTTGAGCATCGTCAAAACTGATGGCTTGGCCTTCATTTTTAACAGGTGCGGTAGAGAAACCACCTAACATTACTTCTTCTTCAAAAGCTCGGTCCGAAGACTCTTCTTCAAAGATTTCAGAATGCTCGTTTTCGTAGCGATTATATTCAAGACCGAACAAGGCGTTTAGGCCGGGTTCAAGCTCTTTCGCTAGTTGTGCGCGAGAAATAGCCATGTCTTAGCCCTCCTTATACGCCCGTCGAAGTCGCAGTGGTCTGCGAGTCGAAGCGGCTTGTGGTTGCGTTGTGATGAGCGTTAATTCTGACGATGAAAGGTATACCAGCTTTAGTTACGTCGCTGTTACCTGCATCTTCTTGAATCCCAACAATACGTAGCGGCAAGTTCGCGGTAGTATTAATTGAAGCAACGTTCAAAGACGAATTGGAGTTTCCGTTTATAGTCGTACCAGTACGAGCGGAAGTTCCTAAAGAAGCATTTGCAAACACAGCAGCTTGTGCCGTAGCACGGTTAGTCAGTGTTGCATCGGATGCTACTTTAAATAACTGGTTAGGGTTGTCAGCAACGAAAGCTTTAACAGGATGATTGGTATCCACGCTTACAGAGCCAGAACCGGGCCAGTAACTGATCCAGATTGGTTTCTTAGAAACTGAATCAACATATTGTACGCCCATCAGGACACCAAGTGCGGGGGTAGTTCCCCCGTTTGTAGCTCCAGCTTGATCAATAACGCCCGTATTAAGTGGGACGCAAAGCGCATACTGAAATATCACATTGGTATTGTTGGAAGCGATTTCATACTGGGTTACACCAGTAGAATTAACACCGCTACCAACTAACCCGATAGGACGAAGACCATAGGCAGTAGT